TGAGTTTATCGGTGGGGCAAACGGTGGAATGTATAATTGTATCGGGGCATATAAAGGCTCCATGTCAGGTAGTGCACTTGTCTCACGTTCAGGAGTTGCACCGGCAGGCAGCAAGACGATCAACGCATTTTGGACTGCTGCACAAGTAAATGGTAAGGAATGGGGGCTGACTGATTACGATCAGCGAAAACTTATTATGATGTTGGGACTGTCCCAATATGGAGATACCAATATTCAAGCCAAACTCGGTTATGGTGTAGGTGGTAGCTCCAGTAAAGATTTGTGGGCTGCTGCGGCAGCTTTGAAAACTGGTGCAACAAAAAGTCTCGGTGACAACTGGGGTAAAATTGCTATTTCTGTGGTGAATGGAAGTAATACTGGGGTGGATTGCTCACGGGTGAACATGATGGGTATAGAAGATCCTTATGGGTGGCAATGGGAATTTCTGCAAGGAGTATTTTGTGGTAGTTCCAACAATAGTGCTCAAAGTGGAACTGAGATTTTCATTTATAAGGGAAACCGTTTACCAACTACTGCTGAATTAGCTGCGCATCCAAATGGTGAATACAGACAAGCTACCCGGCAGACAGTTTCCGGTCAAGTGCAGGAAATAATTCTTGGGGAGCATTTTGATATTTTCCCGAAAAAGATTGGTGGAAATAGCACTTCTTATTGGGCTGATTATTCATGGGCAAACACTACTGGGCAGCTGGTTCTTTGGGGCGGTAATGCGATTCACGGTGCGTCTTGCGGCCTCGCTTCTGCGCACTCGGGTCTCGGTTGGTCGAGCTCGGGTGCGAGTGTCGGCTCTCGCCTTGCGTATTTTGGAGATTTAACATTTGTTAGCGGTGCATCTTTGATGGCTGCATGATAGATTTTGAAATATTAGTTCTTTGAATTTCAATTAATTAAAACCCGTCCACCTTCTCGTTT